CCTTGGAGACCTGCGCCATGGCGAAGGCCGAATCGATCTCGACCCGGTCGGAGGCCAGATGCTCCATGCGGAAGGTCTTGATGCGGAGGCCCGCGCCGCCCATGGAGCCGATCAAGCCGGTCCAGTTGAAGGTGTAACCGGCGCTCGGCACCATCAGCCCGGCGTTCTTCGGACGGTAGAACAGACCCGCCGCCAGCCCGCCAATGAAGGAGTTCGATTCGGTGGCGCCCTCGGCGGCAGTGTTGTAGACCGCGTCCATCACCAGGACGTCTTCCAACTCCAGGATCTCGGCGATGATGCGGCGCGTGGCCATCGCCGGATTTGGCGCGGTCTGCCCGTACTTGGTGCGGTCGATGAAATCGGGGTGATCGACCAGCTTGTCGAACACCGGGCGCGAGAAGACGCCGATGTTGGGCACGAAGCCACCGGAGTTCAACCGCGCCTGGGTCTTGGCGTGGCGAATATCGGTGATGGGGCTGGAGGTGGCGTAGTCCCAGTACACGACGTGCGTGCTGTCGGAGGTCGCCTGGCCAGCTACTTCGCCGGTCCAAAGGCCGGTCTTGAAGTACTGCGTGGCCCATTGATTCTCGCGCCGGATGAGCGCCTTCTGGGTCAGGAAAATGGTGGCATCGCGGTCGGGCGCGAGCGGCGAGTCGCTGTTCGCGCGGACCTGGTCGTCCACATCCTTGTGAAGCGCCCACACGTCGCAGTTGTACGTGCCCGTGGAATCGAGGCCATACCCGGCGCCCGCGGATTCCATCGAGAGGCCGCGCTTCTGCATCTCGTCGCGGTTCCAGTCGCCGCGCTTGTAGGTCCAGTAGAGGTCGCTCTTGTTTTCGACGGGGATCGGCGGGAATGCGCGATCCGCGACGAACTCCACGCCGGCCGCCTCCTGGCTATACGCCACGGAGATGTTCGTCAGCGGGCGATTTACGTGTACATCGCTCAAAGTCGGTTGAGGCATTTACTTGTTCTCCTTTTCTTTGTTCGGGCCGCTGACGATTACAGCTTGCCCTTCTGTTGAATCAGCGCCGGGATGATGACGCCGGAGGCGCCGGTCGCCAGCGCGCGGCCGAGGATCTTGTTTCCGGTGGTGGCGGTCACGGCCTTGCCGTTGGCGTCGGTGGTCAGCAGGTCGCCGCACGTGACACCAGCGGTGCCCACCACCAGCTTGCTGATGCCCAGCACCGCGAGCTCGCCTTCGACGCCCACGCCGTTGGGCTTGTCTTGCAGGATGCCGTCAGCATCACCGCCAGCCGAGGGCAAGGCAAGCTGACCGCTTGAGTTAATCGTCATGAAGCAGAACTGAGATGCGCTCAGGTCTGCGCTCGCCGGAGCGCCGATAGTTCTTAAAGTCTGTTCGTAAGCCATGTTGAGTTCTCCTTTACCGCTGGACAATTTGCAGGCCAGCGTTCTGCAGCGTGCGGACCAGCGCGGCCGCATTGTGCTGGTTTCGATAGGCCGCGTAAGTTTCCGGGTGCGCTTCCAGTGCCCGCGCTACCGCCTGCTCCTTGGTGATGCCGCGGGACTGGCCGTGCACGTAGAGGTTGTCCAGAGTCGCGCCTTTGTTCTGGCGCGCGAAAGCCGTGGCTTCAGCTTCGAGATCCTGCATGCGGGCGGTCGCGCCCTTATTCGGATCGACGTGAGAAGTGATCATGTGACTCTCGCTTTCGGCGACACGGGAATTGGTGAGCAACTCGCTCACGTCCGCGACGCCGAGATACTGGCCGTTGGACTTGCGTTTCGTGAGGAATTCGGCGGCGCGCTCCGGGCACCCGGCGATCTTGCACAACGCGCCAATGGCCTCGATGTCGGCTTCGGCCCGCATGCCGCCCGGCTGGGTGACGGTAAGCGCCGAAGCAGCCGCCTTCTTTTTGCTGTCCTTTTTGGGCTTGCTGTCTTCCTCATCCTCGTCGTCTTCGTCGTCATCGGCGGGAGGCTTGGAATCGCATTCCTTCGCGTCGGCCTCGTCCGGCTTCTTCTTCGACTTCTTGGCTTCGTTATCACTGGCCTCGCCATCTTTCTTCGCGGCGAGGGCTTGCACATCTTCGGTCATATGCTCTCCCTTAGTTGAAATTGCGGCTGCCGCCGCGGTTGAAGTCCTACTGCGCGCACCCATCGATCCGATGAGCGCATTCATGGCATCGTCAATCGTCCCTACCGCGTCGGCCAGCAGGGGCACTGCGTTGTCAGCCCACAGCAACCCCGCCTGCGTTGCGACGATCTGTTTCTTCGCGACCTTCCGGTTCCGCGCCACGGTCTCGGTGAAGATCCCGTACTCGCGGTCCACTTCCTCCTGGATGTCGCCCTTGGCGCGATCAGCCAGTGGCTCGTGCGGGTTCCCGTCGACCTTCTTCTCGCCGGCAAAGACGTAGGTGTACTTTGCGCCGAGCTCCTTGTCGAAGCCGGATTGATCCACGTGCAGCGCGTACACACCGACGGACCCCACTGCGCCCGTGCGCGTGACGAATACCTTGCTGGCCGCGCTCGCGATCGCATAAGCTGCCGACAGCGCAATGTCGTTCGCGGCGGCGTACACGGGCTTGATGCCGCGCACAGAGTAGATGTAATCGGACAGTTCGAAACAGCCGGTGGTCTCACCGCCCGGCGAATCGATATCGAGCAGGATCGCGCGCACGCTGGCGTCATCGATGGCGGTAGCCACCTGGCGTTGAATCTGCTCATACGAGGTCGCGCCGCTCCACGCGGACATGAACGATTCCTTCTTGAGCAGCGTGCCTTGGACCGGAATCACCGCGATCCCGTCGATGACGGCGTAGTCTCTCTCCTCGCCAGCGTCCGCATAACGGGCCATCAGCGTGGCCGTGGCGTCCATCGGTACGCGGCTGGCGAAGACAATGTCCGGATCGACACCCAGCCGCGGCGCGAGGGCCTTGATGATCACCTCCAGCTTCGGTGGGTGAATCATCAACGGACAGTTCACGAACCGGGATGCAACGTGCGCCAGGTGCTTCACTGCGCCTCCATCTTTCCGCCCGCCGCGTCTTTCTCGATCTCTTCCTCGGTCATGCCAGCGTTGCGCCCGGTCAGGATCTTCCGGCCATCGGAGTCGTAGGAGAGGCCGAACTTGTCCGCGCGGTCGTTGTCGGACTTCTGCTGTGAGTCAATGAGCGCCGCGTCATACCCCTGCTCGGCGCATTCGATCGAACGCGTCGAAAGGCCGTCTCGAATCGCGCGCTCGGCGGCCTTCATGTCTTTGTCGGGATCGACCCACGGCCAGCCCGGCGTCACCCACTGCACCTCCTCGAAGGGTTCGGGATCTTTGTCATAAGCGGTCAGCAGTTCGACGCCGAACACCAGTGCCAACATCGCCTCCCGCAACCACCGGCGATAAATCGGATGGCATACCTGGAAAGTGAAAACCGAATATTGGAACTGCTCGCACTTGCGGCGAAACTCCAGCAGGCCCGCGCGGATCGACGAGTAGTTGATCCCCGACAGGTCCCCGCTGATCTGGTATTCCGCCAGGCCCGCGCCACTCGCGAACGCCTGCAGGCACGTCCGGATGAACGCTTTGAAATCCCCGCTGTCGCGCGCCTCCGCGAACTCCACCTCCTCGCCCGGATTCAAAACGGGGAACGTCCCCGGTTCGAGCTTCGAGATCTGCGCGCCCGGGTCAGTCTGCCCCGGACCGTTCTGCTGCTGATCCGGCGGGATGATCGGATTGTCCGGGCTGACCTGCTTGATGAACCCGGTGATCATCGCCGCGACCTTCTTGCGAACGATCTCGGCGTCGGTGTACTGCTCCAGTTCGTAGAGCTTCGCCAGCACCGATGTCAGCCACGGCTGGCCGCGGAACTGGCCGGCGCGAATCGGCTTGTACACGTGCAGCACGTCTGTCGCTGGCACACGCTCGACGGACATCGCATCGAGCGGAAAGAACATCGTTTCGCCAGGATGCGCGCGCCAGAAGTGGTACGCAGCGCGCCGCCCATCGGGGCGGAACTCGATCCCGGAGCGCACGCGGTTGTCCGTGGGCATCTCCTGCGAGGACATGCGCCACAACGGCAACTGCTCCGCTTCGATCAACTGCAGTTGCAGTGGAACCGCCAGGCCCTCTTTTCGTGGGCGCGGGCGGAACCGGACGAACACCTCGCCGGCCTCCATCACTTCGCGCGCGATGATCATCTGCTGGCCGTAGAAATCGGTCTGGCCGGAGGCTGGATTGTTCGGGTCGTACTCGACGTCCGACTCTCTGATCCACCGGTTCCATTTCTTCAGAATCAGTTCGCGGACCTGCTCATCGGGGTGCTGCGGGACCATGCGGATGCCGCGCCCGATCGCGTTCGCCACATACGAATCCACCGCCGCGGCCGCCCAGGAACTGTTGCGCACCGCGTCGCGATTGCGCGCAAGCAACTCCAGCCCGTGGGCATACAGGAGCGTATTCTGGCCGAGTTGACTCGGATTCCAACCAATGCCGCGACGCCCTCGGCCCGCCGCATCGTAGGGGAACGTCCCCATCGCCCGCGTGCGGGGTGGGATTGCCAGCGGCTCATGCCCGGCGCGCCGGGCGAGCGTCATTAGGGTTTCGATGGCCAATTAGCTGCCCCACCCGTTCGTCGTAAAGATGCGCACCTGGCGGATCTGCTGTGGGCCGTTCTGTTGCGCGATGTCGTTGAGAATCAGGTTCCGTAGCTTGATGTAGTCGTCGACGGAATCGAACTCAAAGTCGCGGTCCTGAAACCGGATGCGCTTCGCGCCCAGCTTGCGCGCCGTATCCAAAGCGTCGAGGTCGGTCTGCGTGAACGCCATTTAGATTTCCACCTTGAAGCGAACCTGACTGCGCGGTGCCTGCGTGCGCGGTGCAGGCGGCTTCGCGCCATCCCGAATCGGAGGCGCCGCCACGCGACGCTCGAAGTCGGCCCAATGCTTCTCCTGGAAGCGCTCGATGCCGATTCGGCTGGCCGCCGCGCGCGCGTACACCCGGCAGTCGAGAGCCTCGTTGCGCTCGCGCATTTTCTGCCACTCGTGCCGCCGGTAGCCTTTGACGAGCTTCGTGACGAGCTGCTCGGCGGTGATCTGTTTGAAGTACTCGTCGCTGTACTTCGGAAAGTGGCAATAGCCAGGTGGGAATATATTCCCTTTTTCGATGTCCTCGTCCGTGGGCCGTTCCAGACGCAACCAGCGGTACAACTCCTCCTTCGCCATGCTGGAGTTCACCGGCCACACGCGAATCCCGCGTTTGATCCTGGCGCCCAGCGGACCCACATCCACGGGCGAAGCCGCACCGAGCAGCGACGGAGTGCGTGAATCGCCCTTGATCACCAGCACGCGCCCGCCCTGCCGCCGCGCCCACTGGTAAACTTCGGTGGTCGCGAACCCGGAGTCGACGGCGAGCTGCAGGATGGGCAACTCCAGCCCGGATGCGGTGGTGAAGCTTTCATTCAGCAGGCCGGTCAGCTTCTCCCACACCGCCGGGCGCGAGGTGTCCCCTTCGAATACGCGGTAATCGACCGACCACGATTCCTTGCCACGCCCCCAGGCGGCAATCTCCACTTCGATGCGGTCCTTCTGAACGTCCGCGCCCGCCGTCAGGAACAAACCGCCGCGCGGCACTACGCCGATTCGGTAATCCTCGCGCCGGTCATAGAGCTTCTGCCAATCGGGAGCCTCGCCCAGCAGAGTCCAGGTCTCGCCCTGCACGGTGTTGACGAAGACTTGCAGCAGCGAGGAGTTCTTCTGCGCCTGCTCGAAGTACTTCGCGGCATCGCCCCATGAAAACCATCCGACTGGCGAGTAGAGACTGGATAGGTGGAACCCCGCCGTCCTGCCGTCGCCGGCTGCGTTCTTCCGCCATTCGCCGCGAGGCAGCATCCACTGCTTCTGATGGTTCTGAACCTCCTGCCCGCAGTGTTCGCAAACGTAGGCCGCTTTTTCCGCTTGACCCTTCGGCCACCGCAGTTGCGCGAACTTGAGAACCTGGAACTCGCGGCAGACCGGGCACGGCACCCAGTAGCGGCGCTGGTCGCTCTCTTCATACGCCGCTTCGATCCGGCTCATGCCCGTGATCTTCGGCGTCGAGCACAGGAACACCTTGCGCCGCGCGAATGTCCGAGTGCGCGCCATGGCCAGGTTGACCGGATCGCCTTCGCCCTCGACATCGCCGGGATACGCGTCCACTTCGTCGAGGAACAGGAACCGCGCCGCCATCGAGCGCAGGCCCACCGCCGAATTAGCGCCCGTCATCACCAGCACGCCGCCAGGAAATTCCTTCGACAGGACCGTGTTCCCCGAGTCGCGCGACCGCGGACTCTGCACCAGCACCCGGAGCACATCCGACTCCTCGATCAGCGGATCGACGCGCTGCTTCGAGTTGCGCTTGGCCATCTCGACCGTCGGCTGGATCGCCATCATCGGGCCAGGCGCCTGATGAATGATGTAACCGATCCAGTTATTGCCGCACTCGGTGCCGCCGATCTGCGCGCCTTTCATGAACACCACTCGCTCGATGGGCGAGGACGGCGAGAGGCAGTCCATGATCTCCCGCAGGTACGGCGTGCGATCCGTGCGCCACGGGCCCGGTTCCGCCGATGCCCTCTGCGACAACTTCCGGTATTTGTCCGCCCACTGAGAGATGGTGAGCAACGGGTCCGGCCGTGCGCCCGAAGCTGCCGCCGCATAGTAGATGTCCTCAGCGGTGGGCGGCATCGGCAAACTCCTCCAGCGAACTCCGGACCTCGGCCATCAGAATGCCGTGAACCTTCTCCAGGCTGATAGCGTCGGCGCTCACTCCCACGGCGCGCAACGCCTCCCGAAACTCCGCAAGCAGCGCGCCGACCACGCGGTCTGGCGTATTGAGCATCCGGTCGCGGAACATTCGAAATGAATTGAACGCAGCGATGGATACTTCATCCGCGTTGACCAGCTTCTTGATGCGCTCTTCGTAATCGAGCTTAACCAGACGTGCTTCATAGTTGGCGATGATCGCCCGCGCCATCGCATAATCGAGCCCGCCGCCAGCCGGTTCGGGTCGAGGCTGTTCAGCACGTGGTGCAGCCGGCGCCACGGTCGCGGTAGTTCGCTTCACCTTCGGTCCTGTGTTACGCGCCCAATCGGCATCGGCGCGATCCGTGTCGAGTTTTCCGTCGGCATTGGTGCGAATGCGGCCCGATTCAATCGCTTTTTGGACCGCTTTCAGCGTCACGCCGCGATGCTTCGCGTACGCCCGCAGACTTACCGCCGCCATGGGAGCTTTTCTCGGGAAATTCGAACTCCGGCCTTGCTATCCGGCGCGACCGAAGTGATGTATGTAATCGATGCCACGGACCACCAAGACCACCAAGCAAACCGCCGCCGCCTGCTACGCGGAACGCCACACTGAAGCCCAGGACCTACTGAAGCGCATCGCCTTCCGTCTGGACGTCCACCGCGGATGCCAGGAGCAGGAACCCGCCAACTGGGGATTCGCTGGCGACCTCGGCCGCGTCACGGAAGAACTCGCCTACGTCCTCGCCAGCCTTGGCGACCGCAGCGCGGTTGACCAGAAAGGACTGGACTACTAACCATGCAAAAAGACAACGTACACATCGGATCGACTTACATCGCCAAGGTCAGCGGCACGCTGGCCAAAGTCCGCATCACCCGCGAACACCAGCGCGGCGGATGGTACGGCACAAACTTGGCCACTGGCCGCGAGATCCGCATCCGCACAGCCGCCCGCCTCCGCAAGGAGGTTCCTCCCGCGCAGGGAATCAGCCCCGACGAGGCGCGCAGGATCGTCGACGAAATCGAATTTTGAAACAGGAGAAAACCATGACCACTTTTGCAATCGACACAGACAACAACATCACCGCCTTCACTGCCGCCGCGCAGGTTCCCGAAGGTCAACCTAACTTCGCCGCCGAGAAGGAGTTCGCCAAGCTCTCCTCCGACTGGCCCATCACCCGCTTCGTCGACGTTTGGAACGCCTTCGCCGGCGTGGTCCCCTTCGACACGTTGAAGCCGGTCAAGAAGTTCACGGACCGCAAGACGGCGGTCAGCCGGATCTGGAAGGCCATCCAAGCCCTGACGCCCGCACCCGCGCCACAGGCGGCCCCCGTCGCGCCGAAGAAGGCCAAGGCGGCCAAGGACGCCACCACCAAGGACGCGACGCCCACCGCCCGCGACGGCAGCAAGAAGGCCCAAGTCCTCGACCTCATCAAGCGCCCGGACGGCGCGACGCTCAAGGACATCATGGCCGTAACCGGGTGGCAAGCACACAGTGTGCGCGGCTTCATCTCCGGCGGCCTCACTAAGAAGATGGGCATCAAAATCGAATCCCTCAAACGCCCCGACGGAGACCGCGCCTACAAACTCGCGCAATAACAAGCACCGCACTGAGACGCGGCGCCCGCCCTACAAACCCGCCGCGGCGATGTTATTGTTAACCACCCCGCA